GCTGGATGAAATTCTTGACGGACACCCAAATTGCCGGTGCAGTATGGTGCCCAAAACTATCACCTGGTCGGAGATCGGCAAACGATACGGGATTGACCTGTCAAATATTCCAGATACCAATCCCAAAATTGAGCCGGGCATAACTCTGTTTGAAAAATTACCCACGCAGAAACAACTTGCCATTTTGGGCCCCGCGAAATATGCTGCCTGGAAGGACGGCAAGTTTACACTGAGTGATCTTGTTGGAAGAAAGCGATCCAGAGAGTGGGGTACACACCGGTATGAACGGTCGTTGCAGGATTTAATTGGGGATAAAGCGAAAGAGTACACCCGGCTGGCATTGACGGGGATAGCGCGGCGGGCCGGGAAATTACACAGTGGATGATCTGATTCGTGTTGCAGGGATTGGGCTACGGGAGTTAAGTTCGCAAGAAATTGACAGGATACGTAAGTATGTATCAAGGGTTGGATTTAATCCTCATGCAAAAAGCCGTGTAAGTCAACGAATGGTTGGTATTCTATGGCAGGGAAGGACGATTCATGCTGGACAGGAATTGCCTTCAGATGAATGGCATTTTATAAAACATGTTCTTATTCAACGAGAATGGCCTGAGAATACCTCATTTGAAGAATATTTGGAAAGTTTGCGCTCGGTTATAGCAAGTGATGTGAATGGTATAATGATATCAAGATATCAAGGTCGATACTGGCAACTGGCTTTCATTGGTAAAAGCGGTCTGTATAAAGGGGTAGGTGGAAATAATCATATCTTGATTGAGTACCGGGTTGGGTATGGATATTGGATAACTGGTTTTCAGCCTGTTGATTTGGCAAGGCAATTGGAAGAGTATCGGGATGAAATTAGATGGATACAAAAGATAGATTGAATCGAATTGCGATTTTTCTGCAAACGGTTAGCGATGCAGTGAACGAATTGAAAATCAGTAATCTAGAAATTACTGATGATGTAAGTTTTTACACTTTAGCCACTGAATGGACTAATGTTATGGGAATGGTAGAAGAATTGATAAAAAGTCAGGAAATAATGTCTGAGCATGAACAGGAAAAACTGAGAGATTTATTGAAAGATTTAGAGACTGTTAAGCCTTTGGTAGAAGAATATCACCTGACATGGTATCGGCGTTAATTTTTGTGCTATAATTCAATTAATCCAATTGAATAGGGAACGTTGGAGTTTACCGCCCAACACCGTCAAAGGTGTGGGCGGTTTTTCGTTAATCGAGGTAGATATGGCAATCAGTGATAAACCCTGGAGCCAATTTAGCGAACGCGATTATGACCTTGATCAGTGGTACGAGGCGTGCCTGATTAAGCCGCCGAAGAGCGAATATACGGCAAAGGCACAGGCGAAACTGCCCGTCCGTGAGCCAGACGGCACGCTGAACAGGAATGCTGTGCACGCTGCGGCTGCCGCACTCGCTGGTGCACGGGGTGGCGTGAAGGCCAGCCCGGAGGACAAGCGCAAGGCGGCGCGGGCTTTACTGCGGTTGTACCGTGAGCTGGAGGAAGAACCTCCAGAGAGTATTAAACGAATCGCAAATTACTCGTGAGGTTATTAAACAAAACGGGAGGTTGATTAAATAATGACTGATGAAAATCAGACCCAGGTGGTCAACGCTGATGCCGGCGGGCAGGAAATCCCGCCAGAACCCAATCCGCAGGGCGGTGAGGAGAATCCTGTTATTACACGGCTTAAGGCTGAAGCCGCAAAATACAGGCGTGAGCTTAGCGAAGCCAGGGCTGCCCTCAAGTCATACGAGGAAGCGAAGCTTAGTGAACAAGAGAAACTGCAAAGACGTTTATCCGAGTTGGAACGCGAATTGAGCGAAAAAGAGCGTCTTTTGCAAGAACGCACAATTGAGAACGAGGTAAAAAGCCGTGCGCGGGATATCGGAATCAGGGATATTGAAATTGCCTGGAGATTGTTCGATATTGCCTCGGTTGAATTTGGTGAAGACGGGCGCCCTACCAACATTGAACCCTTGCTCAAAGAACTGGTAAAGAAACATCCGTTGCTTGCTGGTGAAGGCACAATTGCAAAGGCTGGCGCTGGAAGCGGCTCGGCTGGAAAAGCACAATTCACAATGAACGATTTCATTCGGCGCTCTTCCGGGCGCAAATAATTTGAAAATGATGGAGGTTTGAAATGCCCTACAATTCTTTGATTGACCGCACCGAAGCCGGTGCACTGATTCCTGAAGAAATCTCACGCGAGATTATTCAGGGGGTTGTTGAACGGTCGGTTGTCCTGCGTATGGCTCGGCGTCTTCCCAACATGACGGCCGGACAGCAGAAACTGCCTGTCATGTCTGCGCTTCCCAGCGCCTACTTTGTGTCTGGGGATACCGGTTTGAAGCAAACTTCTGAAGCAGCCTGGCAGAACAAGTACCTGGTTGCTGAGGAAGTGGCTGTCATCGTGCCTATTCCCGAAGCGGTTCTGGACGATGCAAGTTATGACATCTGGGGGGAAATCCGCCCGCGGATTGAAGAAGCATTCGGGCAGGTGATTGATCAGGCTGTTCTGCTGGGAACAGGTATTCCGTCCTCGTGGAACACCAATATGGGGGGCGCTGGAATTCTGGGTGCTGCTCCTTCCGCACACAAAGTTGATTTGTCCGTTGCTGAAAGCGCTGGAAAAGACCTGTATGACGTCATTCTTGGCGATGGTGGAGTTTTCGCACTGGTTGAGGAGGATGGTTTCCGGGTCAACGGCGTGATTGCGGCTCTGACCATGCGTTCCAAACTGCGCGGTCTGCGGGAAAAGGTGTACAACGGAACCAGTCTTGTTGCAAGCGGAGCACCTATTTTCACCAATTCCATGCAGGAACCCAACCGCTACTTGCTGGATGGCGTGCCTATCGAATTTCCGGGCAACGGTGCGATTGATCCTGCGAGCGCTTTGCTGATTGCCGGGGATTTTTCGAATCTGGTGTACTCCATCCGACAGGATGTGACCTACAAGGTGCTGACTGAGGCGGTCATTACGGATAACACCAATGCCATCGTTTACAACCTTGCGCAACAGGACATGGTGGCGCTGCGGGCAGTGATGCGTCTAGGTGTGGCTCTGCCCAATCCGGCGACTAAGGCTAATCCCAACGCCTCTACCCGCTTCCCGTTCGCGGTATTGGTGCCGTAGGGGTGGTGATCATGGTTGGCGCGGCGGACATTCAGGCGGTTCGGCGGATGACTGGTGTATCCGTTGATGAGTATCCCGATGTTGTTCTTGCGGATATCATTGCACGGTACCCACTGCCAGATACAAATGGTGTGTTTCCCGAAGAAGATGAATGGACGCCGCGCTATGACCTGAACGCCGCGGCGGCAGATGTGTGGGCAGAAAAGGCAGCTGCTCTGGTTACTCAGTATGACTTTGATGCAGATGGGGCGGCATTCAAACGCAGCCAGGCTTATGAGCAGGCTATGAGACAGGCACGTTACTATCGCTCACGGCGTTCGTTACATACCGTTCGCATGCGGGCTTATCCCAGGTTGAAAGAGGTCGAAGATGAACAGTCGTGAGTTATCCGAGATGCGTGCCGAGCAGGAAAAGCAAATGCCGGAAGTGGTCTACATCCAGCGTCTGACACGCACACCTGACGGCGCCGGCGGCTGGACGGAAACCTGGCAGACGCTTGAAACGACGAATGGGCGCATTGCACCGAGCCAGCGCGGCGCTGGAGAGGAAGTGCGCGGTGGAGCGGTAAAGGTTTACGGTGAATTTATCGTGACGCTACCACATGATACTGAGTTGCGACAGGATGACAGGCTTCAAATCAACGGAACTCAGTATGAGGTGAAGGCCATTTTCGAGCGCAGCGAGAAAACGGTGCTGCGGGTTTTGGTGAGTAAAGTGTGAGGTGTAAACATGGATCAAATTGTGAATGGAATTCCTTTGGTTATGTTGGTGGTCGCATTAGTTGAATGGACTAAAAGGTTTGGCATTGAAGGCAAGGTCCTCAATGCGATCAGCATGCTTATTGGCGCAGCAGTCGGCATTGCGTATTTCTATGCCCAAGCGCCATTGTCTTCGTTTTCCGAATGGTTCGGGGCTGTGGTTTACGGCCTGGCGCTTGGTCTGGTGGCCAGCGGCATATATGACGCTGCACGGAGCGCATTGCGAGGGTAAGCATGTCGGCTGCTGAAGAGCGTGTCAGCAATCTGTCTTTGCAACGCCAGATCACGGAGTTCTCAGCACGGCTTGATCAGGTCGCGCGGGATGTTGCCGAAATCAAACAGATGTTGCATGCGGTAGAGGAGCGCGTGCGTGCACTCGAAAATTACGAAGCAAGGAGTCATCCGCTAATGGAATCAAGAATTGATGCAGCATGGCGGAAGATTGAAGAACATGATCGGCGGATAAAGGTGATGGAAGACATGGTAGCGCGGCTTGATCACAGCAACCGCCTGATGGCCTGGTTAGGTGGTATTTTAGGCAGCACTGTAGCGATCTGGTTGATCACACAAGTATTGGGGCTGATCAAATGACTTACGCGCTCGGTACGGATGTTTCGTTCTGGCAGGATGACAATCAGACTGTCTACCGCAAGGTTGATTTTGAGCAAATGCGGAAGAACGGTGCGAGTTTTGTTTTTATCAAGAAAAGCCAGGCTCTATTTGAGGATGAGGATACCAGGTGCTATTGGCGTGATGCAAAAAATGCCGGATTATTACGAGGCGGCTATCATTTTCTAGTGTGGGAAAAATCGCCAGAGGAACAGGCTGAGTTTTTCTGGTCGCTGCTTAGAAATGACCCTGGCGAGCTGCCACCCGTTGTTGATTTTGAGTGGTGGAAAATAACCCCACCGAATGCGCTTGTTATCCTCGAACGCTTCTTAGTCCGGTTCGAGAAGGTTAGCAATAAAACTCCAATGATTTACACCGCTCCAAGTTTTTGGCGCCAACATGGGAGTAAGGACGGAAAATGGGCACAATATCCGCTCTGGATTGCGAATTACGGGGTAAATTTCCCAACTGTACCCGAGCCATGGCAACGCTGGGAGTTTTGGCAGTTTACATCGAAGGGTGACGGCATGTCGTTTGGGGCTGAAAGTAGGAACATTGACCTCAACTATTTCAATGGGACGGAGCAAGACTTACTTGACCGTTATGGTCAGCCGGCCGAGAAGCCAAAATCGCAGCCCGCTACTATGGTGCGCCTGCAAGTTACCGTTCCGGTGCTCAACGTTCGCCAGGCGCCAAGTTCGTCTTCGTCCCGCGTTGGGCAGCTGCCTCGTGGTGCGACTATCGTTGTGGAGGCGATCCACGTCGAAGGCCCGTCACGCGTATGGGTCAAACACAGTGCAGGATGGTCATCAGTAGTTTATGATGGTTCGATTTTGATGCAACAGGCCAAAGAATGAATTCACGAATTGTCATCACGTACAACAATCTACCGCAGATTGCGGAGCGACTTTTCGAGGTTGTTTCTGCCATTATTCGCAAAGCATCCTATGATGTTGAAGCGCACGCTAAAAGTGTTGTACCTGTTGATACCGGTAAACTCAAAAACTCCATTACTGTCGAGTTTCCGAGTCAGACCAAAGCGATCATCTCCCCCCATACTGAGTATGCCGTTTTTGTGGAATTCGGGACACGCAGACAGCGTGCAAAACCCTACATGAGGCCGGCAGCCGAGCGGGTTACGCCGAGTTTTCTGGAGGCTATGAGACGGCTAGAGGAGCATTTGAAATGACCATCCTGAACGCCGACCGCTGGATCTATACCCAGTTGACAACAGATAGCCAACTTGCCGCGGCGCTTGGCGGGCGAGTCTATATAGACGTTGCTCCCCAAAATACTCAGTATCCAGTTGCAATTATGACGTTTGTCACAGCCAGGCAGGTCGTCAATATGTCTGCGGATCGAGTTATGGATGATGAACTGTGGCAGATTGCGATATGGACGGACAGGCCGAGTTATACTGAACTCGAATCAATCGCTGACCGCATCCGCAGCGTCATACACAAAGCCAGCGGGTCTGGGGTTGTTGGTGCTGTGTATGAGGGCGAGCGTCGTCTGATGGAACAGGACGGTGACACGGTATACAGGGCGCTAATTCTTGAGTTTCGATTATTTACTCAATAGGAGGTAAATAAAATGGGCGAAAAAGCCACAATTTTCCAGGGTGTGCAATTTGGGATTGAGGCTATTCCCGGAAGCCCCGTAGCTGCAAACAAAAAACTGCTTTCAATCTCTCTTGCGCCGTCCGTTGCGGCAGACAAGGATGTCTTTCGTGCTGCGGGAAATAAATATCCTTCATTTGCCTTGGCGACGAAGGAGCGGTTTGAGGCTGGCATCACAGGTCGTCTCACCTATAACGAAATTCTTTATTTGCTGTCTTCGCTGATTAGTCAACCGACTCCAGTTCAACAAGGTACGACAACGGCCTACAAATGGACGTTTACCAGCAATACCAGTGGGGAGGATGCCGGTACGACGTTCACGGTGGAACAAGGCGACGCAACCTCAGCGTGGCGTTCAGCGGGTGTCAAAATCACCGGCATGGAATTTACGTTCAACGCCAGCGAGGTATCGTTTACCGCGTCAGCGATGGGACAACCGATCGAAACTGGTATCACTATGACGTCCTCCCCGACCAGTATGGCTCAGCAGATCGTCCTGCCGACTCATCTGAAGTTTTACGTGGCAGACACACGGGATGGTCTTTCTAGCGCTCAGGCGATTAGCCGCGGTTTCGAGTTGCGCTGGGGTCTGACTGATAAGAACGCGTTTGTGTATCCTGTTGGACAAAGTGCGGTGATGATCGAAACCGAGCCCAGCCTTACTGCAAGTCTTGTTCTCGCTGCTGATTCGGTTGGTGTAGCGCTGCTCGCGAATATGCGTAGTGCGACCACCAAGTGGTTCAGAATCACGGCAGAAGGAGGAGCGATCGAGGCGACATACAAATATACGTTCCAGATCGATTTTCCGGCCAACATTGACAGTGTCAGCGACATTGGCGACCGCGACGGGATATTTGCCTTCACCTACGGATTGACTCCTGTTCATGATGCGTCATGGGGGAAGGCATTCCAGATTGATGTGATCACCGATGTAACTACGCTGTAGTAGGGAGGACAAATGGCAATCCGACTTAGCGATTTACGCAGGAAAACTCGCTCGGTAACGGTGCATTATCAGGGTGAGGACGTGAACGTGGAATATTACGTGAACGCGGTGACTCCAGAATTTTTGTTGTCGAGCAATGAACCGCTTGATCAAATCAAGAGAGTTGTAGCATCGTGGGATGTGCAGGATGATGATGGAAATAACCTTGCTCCGGCTGAAATTGCTGACAAATTACCCATCGCGTTCCTGAACGCGGTCATTAGCGCCATCATTGAGGATATGACATTGAGTGTTACGCAAAAAAACTGATTCGGCGCTGGGCAATTGTTCCGGGTCTCTACGATGTGCCGGAAGAGGAGCATGTACAAGTGCTGAATTTGATTTATCTTGCGAAGTGGATGGGGGTGCCTCCATGGGAACTTGCCCAGCAACCAATTTTCTGGGCCGACTATATTGCGCTAGCGGTCGATATTGAAAACTCAGTAGCGAGAACGATGAGGGAGCGCGATCATGGCGATTAAGGCGGCGCAGTTGATGGTAGAAATTGGGGCAGACGTTACGGGTCTCCAAAAGGGACTACGTACGGCTGACTCCGGTCTAAACAACTTCGCGAAGAACGTCGGACGATTTGGCGGAATCCTATCGGCGACCTTGACGGCTCCAGTTGCTCTCGCAGCACGCGAGATATTTAACCTCGGCGCGCGCATGGAGCAGTCAACGGTCGCGTTTACCACAATGCTCGGTTCCAGCGAGAAGGCTGCCCGTTTTTTGAAAGACCTGCGCGATTTCGCGGCGCAGACTCCCTTTGAGTTTACCGAACTACAGGACGCGTCGCGCAAGATGCTGGCGTTTGGTTTCGCAGCGAAGGAGATCATTCCGACTCTTACAGCAGTTGGTAACGCGGCCGCAGGCCTAGGGATCGGTAGCGATGGTATTCAGCGTATTATCCTTGCGCTTGGACAGATGCAGGCAAAAGCCAAAGTGAGCGCGCAGGAGATGATGCAATTGACGGAAGCCGGTATTCCAGCCTGGAAATATCTTGCGGAGGCAATGGGTAAGAGCACGTCGGAGGTGATGAAATTATCTGAGAAGGGGTTGATACCTGCCGGCAAGGCCATACAAATGATTTTGTCCGGAATGGAGAAGGACTTCGGCTCGATGATGGCCGAGCAGTCCAAGACCGCTCTGGGGCAAATATCCAATCTGAAAGACGAATTGGAGGTACTCGCCACTGATATTTCAGAGTTGATTCTTCCGACTGTTAAGGACCTAATCTCGATGGCACGCGAGATGGTGAAAACCCTGAGCAGCATGCCGGATAGCACCAAAAAGACGATTATTGAATTATCCGCATTAGCCGCCGCGGCAGGTCCAGTTTTGATTGGGCTATCTGGAATTGCGACGGCCATCGGGAAAATCGCGGCTATTGGCGCAGGCGCGGCAGCGGTAATTTCAGGAATCGCAACAGGTATACGTGCCTTTGCGTCCGGCCTGTCGCTCACCACATCGCTCGGTGCCGCAGGTCTAACTCCGCTTGCAATTACCCTAGGCTCTATCGCCGCGGTTGTTGGCTCAATTGTTGGTGTTTGGGCACAATGGAATAAGCAAATTGTCCAAACAAATAAGGCGGGTGTGCAGGGTGTAAAATCTGCATGGTCAGACTTCTTCCAGAGACAGATTGAAGAAGGGAAAAACGCGACTCAGATTTTGAACGAGTACCGGTTGGCCCAAGAGCGCATAAAAGAGATATTAAAAATTGATTTCGCAAAAGGAGGCATAGCCGAGGTTGCGAAATTATTTGTTGATAAAAATGCCTTGATGAGAGCCAGCGCAGATGAACTGGCAAACGCATTATTGCGCGCGTCTACATCGTACCGGGAATACGTTATGGTTCTCCAGTCCGCCGGCCTCACAGATCACCTCATCAGCGAGGCTGAATATTTGGCGGCTACTCGCGGTGAGGTTGATGCAACGGCCAGTGCGATGGACAATGCTGGCATGGCAGCCGAGGGTTTTAGTGCCAAATTGACCGGAATTGAGGAAGCGGCGAGTGCCCAGGTTAAAAAACTCAAATCCCTAATTGATGAATATGACAATCTCCGCAAAAAGATGGACGATTGGGTCCAAAATACCGCAAGCCAGGTGCACGACGCACTAGGACGGAGATTTTCGGAAAGTTCAAAAGCCTTTCGAGATGCATTAGCTATTGTTGATGAAGTACTAGGAACTAATTATGTCCAACAGCTTAAACTAAGCGACTCTGTTAAATCGCTGGTAGATCAATATGCGCGAACAAAGGATTTAGATGCGTTTCGTGAGGGGCTGATCAAAATCAAAGACGAGGGACTGGCTAATCTTCAAAAACAACTTCAAGACGTTGTTGAAAAGGCGCAATCCCTATATGACAAGTTGCTTTCCCTGCCGAAGGATATCAGGATCAAAATTGGATTTGACATTGAGGATTTACCAGCATGGCTTCTGGCTGCCGGGACGAGGACAACCAAACCAAGTTCAAAAGCGCCACGGCCAGAGGCGAGTGGCGGTCCTGTGTTTGCAGGCGAGTTGTACTTGGTTGGCGAGCGAGGACATGAGTTATTTGTGCCGAGCGTACCGGGACGAATTATTCCAAATGACCAGTTGACCAGCAATAAACTCATAATTGAAAACGTCAATATCGTTTTTCGGGATACGTCATTTTCCCCTGAGGAGTTATCTCGTGCAATTCGGCAACTGGAGTGGATGTATACATGAAGTGGCAATGGATTACGCCGGATAGCATTACGGTGGATCTGATGGCAGATCCGTTTCTTTTGATGGGGGAAGTGAGCGGACATCTTGTGCCGCCGTTCAAACGTGAAGAGCGGTGGATTGGCGAGGTGGGAATGCTTACAGGTATTCGTGCAGATGCACGAGAGATTTTTTTGCCGCTGCTGGTCAAGGCAGATGACATTTATAGTGCGCTCCGTCTCTGTGCAAGATACTGGAATCCACGATCCGGCGATGGCGTCCTTCGGGTGACGGATGATTCCGGGAAGGCACGAATCCTCAAATGCCGTTACGCGGGCGGATTGGAAGGGAACATGAGGGAGAGTGGCCCGGGATGGCAGAAAGTTGGACTTCGCCTGCGTGCGCTACAACCATACTGGCAGGATGAACAGTATCAGGATTATGTTTTTGTGCTGGACTCTCCTGTACTGTTTTTCCAGTCCCCATTTTTCCCGCTGCGCATATCGAAGGGGACGATCGATGGGAGTGTAACGGTAAACAATCCAGGCGAGGTGGAAGCCTATCCAATCATTACTGTAACCGGGCCAATGAGTTCAATTGAAGTGCAAAATGTGACCACCGGAAAAACCATGAACCTTCCGATATTGTCCATGACCGCTTCAGATGTTCTGGTCATTGACACGCGCCCCGAAATACTGAGTATCAAGCTGAACGGAAACAATGCTTTCGGTTTACTCAGTGCGGGCTCCAGTCTGTGGAATATCCGTCCGGGAAACAATCAATTAAAGATCGTTACCGCTGGAACGTCATCAAACAGTTCGGTGACCATATCCTTTGCAGCACGGTATCTGACGGTGTAACATGGCTGATTATGAAGTGTTTATCGAATCAATGGATGCCCAACAAATCGTGGGGCAACTGCCGTACGAGACTCTCGAAATAACGCTGCGGTTCAACGATATCGGTCGCGGCAGGCTCACCATCCCGGCTTCACTGGTTCAGTTTGACCTGTTTGATAACCTTTACCGGTTGCGTATTAGACGCAATGGGAGTAATCTGTTATCAGGACCTGTCACAGACATAACCCGTGACTGGGATGGTCAGGATGATTTGATCACCATAGGTATTACAGATGATCTGTATCTGCTTGAAACACGCCTAATTGTTCCTGTGCCGTCCGGTCCACCATACACAAGTGCAGACCACGATGTACGTACGGGTGCAATTGAGACTGTAATGCATCAGTACGTCTATTATCACGCCGGAGCAGGGGCAAAGGCAGAGCGGCGGATACCGGGGCTGACCCAGGCTGCCGATCAGGGCAGGGGAGGCACGGTTACGGCACGAGGGCGATTTACGCCTCTTTTGAGCATGCTGCAAAACCTGGCTGTGCTTGGCGGTTTTGGCATTCGTGTGGTTGGCTTGCAATTCCAGGTATATCAGCCAGTAGACAAAACCAATGAGGTTGTCTACAGCCGGGAAATGAACAACTTGCTCCGGTTTTCTCGAAATGTTCAAAAACCTGGGGGAAATTACGTTTACGTAGGTGGAGGCGGGGAAGGTACAAGCCGGGTCATTGTGGAAGGCGGCAGTAACACCAGTATTACACGCTGGGGACGAATTGAGGCCTGGAGGGACCAGAGGAATACGAGCGATACCGGCGAATTGAACCAGGCTATTACTCGGTATCTTATCGAACAAAACGATAAAGAGCAACAGATTCAATTTTCTGCACTGGCTTCTCTGGATCAGGTTGGACTTGGAGATATTGTTTCAATTGTTTTCGACGGGGTGACGTATACGGAAACGGTTCGACAAATACTCATTAAAACTGATGGAGTAAGTGAAGAGATTACAATCTCTTCCGGAACAAATAAGCCGGAAATTTATCAACGCATGGATGATGCAGAAGATAGCTTGATGCTGATGGAGGTGCGGTAATGGCACAAACCTATTTTCCATTTGATTCGGGCACTGGATCGACTGTTACAGAGGGCCAGTGGAGCAAAATGGCCCGAAATTGGATTCAAACCGGTATCCTTTACGACTTGGCAAATAAACTTGAGGTATACGCCGACTCAACGGGCATGCAGGTCAAGGTTCGTTCCGGCGCGGCCTGGATCATGGGGCATTTTTACGAGAATGACGCCGAGGAGATACTGAGTATTGCCGCAAGTAACCCATCCAATCCGCGCATTGACCGCGTGGTTTTGCGGCTGGATTGGTCGAACAATCAAATCCAATTGGCTGTATTGACCGGGACGCCTGCCGCGTCCCCTACGCCGCCTAGCCTGACGCAATCGTCAACCATTTGGGAGATATCGCTCGCTCAGGTTTACGTAGGCGCGGCTGTTTCGACAATCGCCGCAGGAAATGTCACGGATGAACGAACCTGGGCCGGGTCAAACGAGCGGGATTTTGTGATTGCGGTTGTACTGGGCGACGGCGTGCAAACGCTGACCACGGGCGTAAAGGGGTATCTGGAGGTGCCTGTTGATTGTTATCTAACTGGCTGGCGGATTGTTGCGGATGCCTCAGGTTCGTGCGTCATCGGAATCTGGAGGAGCAATTATGCTGGCTTTCCGCCAACCTCGGCGGGCCTTATCCTGTCCAGCGCCAAACCAACTCTGAGCAGCGCACAGAAAAACCAGAATACAAGCCAGCGCCTCCTACTGAACAAGGGGGATTGGTTGGCGTTCAACGTCGAGAGCGCGTCAACGGTGAAACAGGTCACATTGTCCCTGCTGTGCACGAAGGTGAGGTAGGCCATGCCGATCCCCTCCATTGTTACACATGGTTTGGTTTACAGCGGGACGCCAACCGGCGGATCCCAGCAATCCTTCAACATAAGCGTGTCGTCCTCGTGCATGTACCTGTTCCTGGTTTTCGCCAAGCGACAAGGCGATTTTCCAGGATCGATAACGTTTAACGGTTCTGCGCCGACACAACTTGCCACAACGGGAAGCGCGAGAGGTGGAGCGATTATTTACGGAGTGTTGTACCCGCCATCCGGAAGCCGTACCGTGCAATGGACGAACACGGGAAGCCCGGCGAATCCGTTGCTTGTGTACCAGATCCAGGTGTCGATGGGAAACACGATTACGGGAACCAATGCGCAGAATACCTATACGACGGCTAGCCTGACGATCTCGGTAACTCCGAACCGCCCGGACAATCTGGTCGTTAGCGCGGCTGGATCGTATTTTGCATTTGTGGACCCAAAGGAGAAATCGGGCGCGACGATCCTATACAGCACGTCGTATCACGTAGTTTGTTATAAAACGCTGAGCGGATCGGGGTCTGTCAGTTTCAGTTACGAATCCGCTACGGACGGGTACGGCTGGGGTGCGTCGGCTGCTGCGATTACCGGCTTGTTTGGGCAACCGTTCCGGATCCTGGGATACCCAGGATTGTGAAGATAAAAAAATGCGGCGATTGATGCCGCATTTTGCTATGGCGAATGGTAAAAAAGCGCCAGCTTTTCGGCTGGCGCAAACAAAACATACTGAGTATGCAGAAGCTACAACTTCCAGTTATCCACCGGACTGGCGCGCCGGTGGGCAGATTGAGTGTCGGCATCGGCGAGCGCAAGATAATGCTGCACCATTTTCAATGTGGTGTGGCCCAGAATGCGCTGAAGGG